CCCCATAAAGGGGGGTTGCCTGTCTTTCGACGGGCTAGCCAATACTGGCTTCTGGAGTACCTCTACTCCTATGTTCCTGGTGGGCCTGAGAACCCATCAACGTGAAAGGAACATTCGTTGCGAGACTATGTAAAAGAGGACAGGACAGTTGTGCTGAACAATATTCGGCGCAGCTACACCTGTGGTGACCCATACCCACTGACGATTCCGAGCAATACGGCAACGTATACTCGTGAACGGAAAGGAAGGGACGACTCCAAAACGGGGCCGAAACCTTTCCCTACAGTGTATTGGGCATACACCCTCCGTGATGTCTTAACCGAACCCGGCTCTGGTGAGCAGGACGGCTGGACATTACGGTATGACTCCCCTTGTGGTGGATATCATTGGACAAAAGATAGGAAGGAACACGTAGTGTATCCCCCTACCTCGATCGCTAACTTTGGCTACAAGCCATTGGGAGCTTTCTACAATGACAATCCCGTCACGGCTTACCAGCCTGACGTTCCACGACGCCTGATTGATCTTTCGATCTCGCGTGCTATGAACTCTATGAACGAGTTAAGCTTGGGACAGCATTTTGCGGAAATACCTAAGGCGGTAGATTCGCTTGCTGATTTGATGAAGCGTATTCTGCTTGCGATTGCGGCGATCCGTAAGGGTCGCTTTATTCGTGCTGCAGAGTTGCTTGGTCTTAAGTCAATCCCCGACATCGCAGGCCACTATCTTTCGTGGATCTGGGGCTTCAAGCCCTTTCTTGACGGCGTCGTAAATGGAATGGAAGCGCTAAATAACGCGCTGAACACTCCTGACGTCTTCACCTTGCGAGGTCTAGCAACAACCAAAGACAGTCCGCTTCCGGGTACTTACCCAGGTTGGACTTGCAATGGTGAGTTGCTGCGAGGAGCTTCTACACATCTTTCTTTTAAGTTGGATGATGTATTGGCCGCGGCTCTCAACCGTGTTGGATTGGGTTCTTGGGCAGGTCTTGCCTGGGAACTTATTCCTGCTTCGTTTATCATCAATTGGTTCGTATCAATTGGTGATTTTATTAACCAGCTTGCTTTCGGCGCGGGTTTGACCTATTCACACGGTCATACCACTACCTTCGTCCGAGGCAACTTGGGGGCAGAGTCACTGCAAACCTTCGGGACCAACTGGAGAGATCCGTACCCATGTGTATGGAGCCTTGAACGTAACCTGATGGAGCGTAGTGTTTTACTATCTCTGCCCAAACCGACGATTCACATGAAGTGGTCGTTGGACAGCAACAAGCTAACGGGCCTTACGGCCCTAGCGTTAGCTCTAAGTAAAGGATAGGCTTATGCCTGCCATCAAGTCTCTCACCGTAAACGACGGTGAATCCACACCGGTAGCTCATACTTTCGAGCCCCGGACGGCCGATTCAGGTGTCGCGGTTTTCCGCGAAATCGGATCGACGTGGATTGGTGATAATACTCTCACCATCCTCACAAAAGAAGCGAAGACGAACGTGAAAGTTCGTATTGTCATTGGTATGCCGGTCGTTCAGACCGAAACAATCAATGGCATCGACTCTCCGAAGGCAGTACGCTCCGCTTACGCGGCTACTGAATTTACCTTCGACAAGTCGTCGAGTGCTGGCGAACGCGCAAATCTCCGTACAATTCTCGGGAATTTGTTGCTTTCGGGTGACTCGGATATCGAAACCGTCCTTGACGGCAACGGTATCTTCTACTGAGAAATGCTTACGCATCTCCCAGGCTGGGCTAAGACGGCCCTGCGTGTTATCGCGTCAAATACCCTTCAGGGTACGAGACTCCCGGTAACACTAGTTATCGTTTGGACTATCGCGATTTTCGCGGTAGTCTTCTGGATGGAGTCCTTCATCGGATCCACCCAAACGATCGAAGATATGTTCGAGCTTGGCCAATGCACTACGCATTGGTCGGCTGAATGTATCGATCACCTACTTAGGAACGTCCGTTTCCAAGTACCTGTAACCTCCAAATAGGAGTACACTCAATGCGAACTAGAAGTGAGCATAAGTCCGCAACAGGATGTGCCAACTATCTACCTCCGTCCGTAGGATCAACTTTCCAGAACGAACTTATCGAACTTATTGATAAGCTAGTCGAGGACGATCCTTCCTTCCGAAACCGCTACCTCAGGTCCGAACTTCTTTCGAAGTACAACGAGCCTGGGGTGACTGAAGCGGCTTCGCTTCGCACCCGTGCCACAATGAAGTGGCTCGGAGTTGATAGAACCAACTCGCTGACGAACCAGAGGCTTCTTCTTGCCCCTGGTGAGGATTTCGGTTGGGTCAAGTACAACGTTCTTCTGAACTACGTACGAAACCTAATTGCCGAAACTCTCGGCCCCGTTGAAGCTTTCTCCTTTTCAGGGGGAAGCCATACCAATGGGGCTAGCACGCGAATTGGTCGCAGCACAACAGCTGCAATCAAGAAACACGGCGGAGTAGCACATGTTACTTCTTCGGCTTTGAGACACTGGCTACAATATGCGCAAAACACGCGCTTGAGTTGTCAGGACCTTGAGGTCGTTGACCAAGCTGTGCTGTTCACAGTCCCAAAGAACAAAGACATTGATCGAGTGGCTTGTAAAGAGCCCGAGATCAATATGTTCTTGCAACGGTCTGTTGGTACGTTCATTGAACGACGCTTGAAGAAGGTTCGAGGGATTGATCTTCGTGATCAAACCAAGAACCAACGACTCGCGCGTAAGGCCCTTACCTTGGGTCTTGCTACCATCGATCTATCGTCAGCTTCCGATACAATCAGTCGGCAGCTGGTGATTTCTCTCCTTCCTTTTGGTTGGTGGGAATTGCTTGACGATATCCGGAGTCATCACATTTTCGTTGGTGATGAATACTTGCCCGAGCAATCTAACGGGTTCGTACATACTCCTGAAATGTTCTCCTCTATGGGGAACGGTTTCACCTTCCAACTCGAATCTTTGATCTTTTGGGCCCTTACAAGGGCCGTTCGAGATCTCAGTGGAGCGAAGGGGATCGTATCCGTCTATGGCGATGATATCATTTGCCCTCGACAGATCGCACCTCGCCTGGCTAGAATCTTCCATTTCTTTGGTTTCAAAGTAAATGCGAAGAAGTCTAACTGGTCTGGAGCTTTCCGAGAGAGCTGTGGTAAACATTACTATGACGGTAGGGACGTTTCTCCTTTCTACATAAGGACGAAGGTAGGGTCTAAGACAGACCTTATTCGCCTCCTGAATCGCCTACTACAGTGGGACTCTTGCGGCCTCGGGTGTATCTTTACACCTGACGTCGCTCGATTCTGGCTGAAATGGGCTCGGGCAATCCCGCAACACCTTCATGGTGGAACGGACCCTGAATCGATAACTTCTCTAGTTACCGGTGATTCTCCACGGTCTAGGCTCATTCCTAGGAAGAAACCGAAAGGTTTCGACCACAGATGCGGCCTGGATTGGTGGTTGACCACAACCGCCACACGTGTGGTTCCGCTCGGTGGAGACTTTCAAGTCTTACCGAAATTGATTAACGGAATCAGGGACGACTGCTTCAAGGGAGATCTTTATTCCCCGCGAGCAGCTTTGTGTTTCGACGAAACCGGCTTCACAGTCGGACGTGCGGAACAGAGTGACGGCGCGACATGGGACCCTCTCGAACTTTTCGAGGGTCTTTC